ATATTCCATAAGGAAATTTAAACATGTCTACATTAGTATCGTATGCCACGGTTGGCCTGGCTGAGGACGTCTCTCAGACTATCGCCAATATCTCTCCAACTTCTTGTCCCTTTCAGACTCTTGTAAAGAGCGAGAAAGTATCTGCACGTACCTTTGAATGGCTTGAAGATTCAATCCGTGCGGCGGGCGTCAATGCCTTAATTTAGGGCCGTCCCAGAGTAATCTGGGATTGTAACTAGGTGAATTGCTGGAAACTCGTAATAGCTGCGGTGGCTAACGACAATCAGCAGCCAAGCCTCATTTATGAGGAAGGTTCAACGACTATCCTGAAAAGGAGTACACCCAAGTGGGTGGAAGCGCCTAGCCCCTCTTTATATAGAGGGTGAAGATATAGTCTGAACTATATGGAGACATATAGCAGCTCCAAACGGGGCGGGGTAGGAATTAACGAGCCTACTTGAACATATTTGTAGTAGAAGGTGCAGACGCATCTACCACCGCCATCGCACAGCCCACTACCCGTAGCAACACCACTCAGATTATCGGTGAAGCTTTTAAGGTGGCTGCAACAGTTGACGCTGTGAAGACTCACGGTCGTGCGAAGGAAACTGCGTTAAGATTGCAAGCGTAGTATAAATCATGTGAATTCAGGGGAAGCCTAAGTCTATATAGATATGGTAATCCTGAGCCAAGCCTCGTTTCTCGAGGAAGGTGCAACGACTATCCCTTAGTGGAGTACACCCAAGTGGGTGGAAGCGCATGACACTGTTAAAAAAACAGCGATGATATAGTCTCGTCTAATGTGAAAGCATTAGCTGCCTAGAATGTGTAGGCGGCACAGGTCTAACGAGCCTGTGTGAAGAATGGCAAAACGATGCACTTGCCAAGACCCTGAAAGCCATCAAGCTTGACGTAGAAAAAGCGATGATTGGTGTCGACCAGGCTGCAGTAACTGGCAGCGCCTCAGCAGCTCGTAAGATGGCTTCTGTGTCGCAGCAGATTAGTACAACTGTTGACGCTGGTTCCAATGCTACTGACGCACTGACTGAAGCTAAGCTGCTTGAGCTGCACCAGGATTGTTATGAGAACGGCAGTGAACCTTCTGTTCTGATGATTAAGCCTGCTGATGCAACTATCGTAGCTAACTTTGCGACAGCGTCTAGCCGTGAGCGTGACTTTGGTTCTTCTAAGACCCTGGTCAACGCGATTGAAGTACTGGTAACTCCGTTCGGAGAGATTCGTACCTTGATAAATCGGAACCAGCTGAGCACTCATGCTTTCCTCATCGACCCCTCGATGTTCAAGCAGTGTGTTCTGCGTCCGTTCACTCGTACTTTGCTTGCTAAGAATGGCGACTCTGATACTCACTTCTGTGTGGGTGAGGTTTCCGTTAAGCACAGCAACTTCAGTGACAGCGGAATGATTACTGGTCTTTCTTGATTCAGTAGTTAGTAAGTAGTTTGCAGGTGGGACCTGGTAAAGCAGGTTCCGCTCTCCTTACTGCCCGACCTGGGTCCCACCTGCATTTTTTCTAAGGAGAAACCAATGTCTGATTCAGAACTTTTGCACTCTGTGCAATCGAATGTCCTACGCGACAACGACGAACACAATTTTAATATCCAGCAGACGCAGCATATTCCCCAGAGCTTCCTAGACAACATCCGCAAACAGCGAGATGACTCCCTTGGTATGAGTGAAGGTGAATATATGAGTGTTGCTCGGGTGCCTGTCCTGGTCCACGAGAAGTGGCTTCGGGAGGGCTTTGACATGATGAAAGAACCAGCCTATGCGATTGTCGCCAGGCTAAAACAAGAAAACCTGGATGCGTTTTTGACAACAAGGAAAAAGGTGTAGCGAATGGCTAAGTCTGGACTTTATAACAATATCCAAAAGAAGAGGGCGCGTATTAAGGCAGGCAGTGGTGAGAAGATGCGTACACCAGGTACCAAAGGTGCCCCATCTGCAAATGCTTTTAAAAAAGCAGCTAAAACTGCAAAGAGGAAATAAAAATATGAACAAGGGTGAAATCAGAACACACTTTAAGGCCGTGTTAAATCGCAGCGACATCACTGATGCCCTTGCCGATACTTTTATCAACCAGGGTATTTCTCGAGTACAGCGAACACTACGCTTACCGTCTATGGAGAAGTCCCACACTTACACTTTTACAGCCTCGACAGAACATGTGTTTCTGCCTAATGATTATTTGGAAGGCATAGACTTTTATAGTGACAGCCATGCCCTGGTCAAACTTCCTGCTGGTGAAATGCTGGACATGAAGAAAACAGGCGGCACAGGCATGCCGCACTTTTTTACCAGGGAAGGAGGCAAGGTTCTACTTTACCCAGTGCCGAGCTCAGGAACTCTAACTGTCAACTACTACGCTCAGTTCCCTGAATTAGTGTCTGACAGTGACACTAATAATTTAGTGGGAATTGGTTCGGACCTCGTTATTTATGCTGCCCTTACCTATGCGGCTGATTACTACTTGGACGAACGTGCGCCTTTGTTTGATGGTAAGTACGCACAGTTTCTGGCAGAAATTCAAGGACAGGCAGACGATGCTGAGTTGGCGGGAACGCTTCAAGCAATACGTCCAATGACTCATTATTAATGGAGTAACAATGGCAAACTCAAGCTTCTTCAGTTCGTCTGGACCTACTAGCACTGAAAATGATGCTATCAAAGGTTCCGTCATAAACGCAGCCGCATCTGCAGCCGCTGCAGCATTATCAGAAGCTGCTGCTGCCGCTTCATCTTCTACGGCAACTAATGCTGCCAATAGTGTTGCTTCAGTTGCTGCTGATGCTGCAACAGCGACTACAAAAGCTAATGCAGCGGCTGCTAGTGCAGCTGCCTCAGAAGTATCGCGGCAGGCATCGGGCGTCAGTGCCACTGCCTCGGAAACTGCAAAAAACACGAGCGTAGCAAATGCATCGACAGCGACAACAAAAGCCTCGGAGGCTTCAACTTCAGCGACAAACTCAGCAGCGAGTGCAGCAACTTCATCGACAAAAGCAGCAGATTCAGAAACTGCAAGAGCGGCCAGCGTTGTTGCAAAAGACGCTTCCGTAGTTGCCAAGGATGCTTCTATTGTTGCCAAGGATGCGGCAGTTGTCGCAAAGACAGGTGCTGAAACTGCACTGGCTTCAATTGGCACCTCTGCAACAAATGCAGCCTCATCGGCCACGGCTTCAGCAAACAGCGCAGCGTCCTCTGCTGCTCAAGTCACTCTGGCTGCTGCCCAAGTTACCCTAGCCACCGCTCAGAAAGATTTAGCGACAACAAAAGCTGGCGAAGCCTCGGCAAGTGCGTCAAGTGCCTCGACTGCACAGGCGGCTGCGGTGGCTGCGAAAGATGCTGCACTAGCAGCTTTTGATTCATTCGATGACAGGTATTTGGGACAAAAGTCCAGTGACCCATCAGCCGATAATGATGGCGATTCTCTAGCTGCTGGTATGCTTTACTTTAATACGACTTCCGATGTGATGAAAGTATATGAAGGGAGTGCGTGGGTAGCCGCGTATGCTTCTTTGTCAGGAACCATGACGGCTGCGAATAATCTCAGTGATGTTGCCAGCGTTGCAAGTGCCAGAAATAATCTTGGACTTGGCTCTGCGGCACTTTCGGCAGCAAGTGCATTTGCCACGGCTTCCCAGGCAGACCAGACGGTTGGCCTCACAGGTGCGGGAGCAACAACTGTCTCTGGGACATATCCAAACTTTACCATCACCAGCACAGACACAAACACTAACACGACATACTCTGTTCAAGATGGTGAGTTGTCGCAGAATAACTTTACTGACGCTGACCACACAAAGCTAAATGGTATAGCTAGTGGCGCAAACAACTACGTCTTGCCATTCACTGACAACTCATCAAACTGGAACTCAAGCTACACATATTCTCAAGTCGGGCATTTACCACTTGCTGGCGGCACAATGACTGGTGCGCTGGTACTCAATAACACTGGCTCTGTAAAAGTTTCAGCAGGTACAACAGGTCAGCGCGAAGGTTCACCAGCAGCAGGCATGTTTAGATACAACACTACCGAAGGTAAGTTTGAAGGTTATTCAACTGAGTGGGGAGAAATTGGTGGAGGTGCTGCTGACCTCAAGCTAAACAGCTTCACAGGCAATGGCTCAACAACTGCTTATACGCTGTCATCAAGCCCTGTTGAAGATAATACGTTAGTTTATATTGATGGTGTCTACCAGAATAAAACCAGCTATGCGATTGTCAACAATGTTCTGACTTTCTCCGCTGCTCCACCTAACACTTCTGCTATTGAAATTACTGCGGCAACCATTGCGCCAGTCACAGCAAGCACAGAGTTTAAGCTCAGTCAGTTTACTGGCAACGGTTCTACGACAGCCTTTACGCTATCTGCACAGTCACCAGAGAATAACACCAACGTCTACATTAGTGGAGTATATCAGTCCAAGAGCAATTACTCCGTAAGTGGGACAACGCTTACCTTCAGCA